GTCGAACCGGTCAGCGTCGCTGACGCCAAGGCTCATCTGCGGATCGACCACAACAGCGACGATTCCTATGTCGCTGCTCTCGTGTCGGCAGCGCGTGAATATTGCGAGGTCTACATGGACGAGACGCTCGTGGACACGCAGTACGTCATGCGGCTCGATGCGTTTCCGGCGGCGATCGAGTTGCCCCGCCCGCCCATGAGCCAGACCGCCGGACGCACGGCGGTGTCGATCGTCTACACCGCGAGCGAGGCTGGCAACACGGCTACGCTCTCGACGACCGAGTACCGCGTCGATCGGGACTCGAGGCCCGGCACGCTGCGGACGCTCTACGCCGGATCGTGGCCGAGCCACCTTCTCGACTACGGCAGCGTCACGGTGACGTGGTGGGGTGGCCGTGGCGACGACGGCAGCAAGGTTTCGCCCCGCGTCAAGGCGGCAATCCTCATGCTCGTCGGGCAGTGGTACGAGCGTCGCATGGCGGCCGACGCCGTGTCACTCTCCGAGATGCCGTTCGGCGTGAAAGCACTCCTCGACTCTGTGAAGTGGGGCAGCTACACGTGATCGATCCGGGCAAACTCCGCGAGCGAGTGACGGTGCAGATCGCCACCGGGGCGACGAACGCCATCGGCGAGACGGTGCTGACGTGGAGCGACTCGACAGCCGTATGGGCGAGCGTCGAGGGCGTGTCAGCCCGCGAGGCACTATCAGCGAACCAGCAGGAGGTGACCGTCACGCACCGCGTGCGGACCCGATACATACCTGGACTCACGCAGCAGATGCGGTTCGCGTGGCGTGGCAGGACGCTCGATATCGTGTCGCTCCTTGAACACAACAACCGCAGCGAGCACGAGTGCATCTGCGAGGAGCGGACGTAATGGCAGACACTCGCGTCAAGGTTGAGTTCGACTCTCAGGAACTCGCCGTCCTCCGAGCGGCTTTCAGTCGGCTTCCGAAGAACATCTCGGCACGTTACCTCGGTGCCGCACTGCGGTCTGCATCGAGGCCCGCACTCACGAAGTTGCGTCAGCTCACGCCCAGAGGCCCGACCGGCAACCTCAAGCGATCAATCGCCACCAAGGTCAAGCGGTACAAGAGCGGAAACGCCGTCTCTCTCGTGGGCTACCAAGCGGCAACCGGCGCGGGCCAGAAGGCGAGAGGATTTCATCAAGGGTTTGTGGAGTTCGGCACAAAGCGTCGAACGGCCAAGGGCAGGTACGCATCGACCTACTGGAGCAAGACCGTAGATCGTCAGGGCAAGTTCCAGGTCTTGACGACCAAGCGAGGTAAGAACGCCGGAAAGATTCGGACGAAGCCGTTTCCGAAGTCATTCTTCAAGGTCGCCAAGCGAGGCCAGAAGGTTGAGCTCGGCAAGATGCCGGTCGGCGGAAAGCGAGGGATTGCGCCAGTCAAGACCGCATGGGCTCGCTCGCTGCCCGAGGTTCGGAAAACTCTTGAACTTCAGATGGCGGTGCGGCTTGAAAATGCTCTCAAGGACTTGGCTACCGGCGTGAAGAGTCGCGGCTTCGGACGAGGCAGGAAATGAGCTACAAGTCCCCGGAAAAGGTACTGCTCGACGCCCTGGTTTCGGCTACCGCCGTGACCAGCGTGGTCGGCACACGGATCTTCCCTCTGCTCGCCCCAGCCTCGTCTGCCCTGCCGTTCGTCACGTGGAGGCGTACCGGCATCGAGCGTACCCAGACGCTCGGCTCGCCTCACGGCGTGCCACGGGTTTCGGTGGACTACACGGTCGTGGCGGCGACCTACAACCAGGCCCGCGAGGCGGCTGATGCCATGCGTCGCACTCTGGATGGGTACGGCGGCACGGTGGACAATACGGTTGTGGAGCAGGTCAGCCTCGAAAACGAGGTCGATGACTTCGTCACGCTGGCAGGCTCCGACCAGCCGCCTTCGTATTCGGTCACGCAGTCCTACGACATTTGGTGGAGAGAGTGACGCATGTCATACAGCACGCCGCATGATTCGTCCGGCACGAACTTCTCCTTCGCTGGTGTGACCTACACGGTCACCCAGATCACGTACAACCTCAACGACGTGGCGGCTGGCGACACGATCGACGTGTCGCATCTCGGGCTCACGACCGGAGCTCAGGTCGCCACGATGGACCGCCCGCTGAAGGGCTCCGCGACCGACACGGGCCGCGAGGTGACGATCGAGTATCTCGGCAACACGGTCATCAACGACGCCACGACGGGCACGCTCGCGATCACGGGCGGCATCACGCTCTCGAAGTCGGCGACCGTGTCGAGCTCGTCGGTCACCCTCGCGACGAACGATGTGATCCGGGGTTCGGCCACGTTCCGCGTGGCTCGCTGACGCGGGGAGGTTCCCGCAGTGGCGACGTACTCGACGGGCATCTCGGCGACGTGGGGCAGCGTGACGTTCACCGAGATCTCCGGTCTTTCGTGGACATACGGCGGCGAGAACGTCGGCCGGTCTGCGAACTTCAACCCGAATCCCGGCAGCGTCTCGGTGGCTGCGTTCGGCACCGTCCCGAGCATCTCGCTCGTCGGCAACCGTGACACCATCACGATCACGGGTGGCGGCATGAACTTGACTCAGAAGGCAGTATTGGACTCGGTGTCCGCTGCCGCTGAAGTCAACGGCGTGGCTCGGTACACCGCTGAGTTCACCCTTTTGGACAACTGAAATGGCACTGACGCGAGAGCAGATCGAATCTTCTTCGGCGCGTATTGCCCCCGTCGAGGCGTTCGGCGGCGAGTGCTTCGTGCGGGTGATGAGCGTCGGAGATCGCGACGCCTATGAAGTGCTCGTGATCGAGCACGGCGGCAAGATATTCCCAGACTTCCGCAGCGAGCTCGTGTCCCGCACGCTGTGCGACGAAAAGGGGAAGCTCCTGTACCCAGGCGGCGATGGAATAGAGGCGATAAAGCAGTTGCCTTCGGATCACGTCCACAAGGTATGGACGGCCGCGATGAAGCACAACGCCATGACCGAGGAGGAGATTCGCAAACTCGCGGGGGAATAAACGCCCGGCCCTCGCTGCTGTTCAAGCTGCGTCTGGCTGGGCATCTCGGGAAAACACTCGCTGAAATCGACCAGATGGACTCGCGAGAGTTCTCGACGTGGATCGCGTACTCGCGATGGTTTCGCCCGCTCAACGACAGTTGGATGCAGATGGCAATGCTCGCCACGTGCGAGCTCGCTCCGCACACAAAGAAAACGCCGAGCCCGGAGCAGTTCATTCCAATCGACACAAGTACGCCGCAGCACTGGACTCAGATTCACGCGACGATCGCGAAGATGAAAGCGGACCTGGAAGGCTAGCATGGCTACCGATCTCGCACTTGCGATGCAGATCAGCGCGAACACGACGCAACTCGCGTCGGCCGCTCGCGACGTGTCGGCGAAACTGCAAGGGATGGCCCAAGCTGGACGCAAGGCTTCTGCCGACCTGGCTGTACTGAAGACGATCGAGATTTCCCGCGTTTTCGTGTCGTCCATCACGGCGGCGACAAGGTCTCTCTCGGCCATTGTCTCCGGGTCTGCCGCAGCGATCGCTGGCGTTGACGACCTGAGCAATCGCACCGGTGTCAGCGTTCAGTCGCTACAGGCGTATCAGTTCGCTGCCGAGCAAAGCGGCGTCAGCGTTGAGACGTTTGGCCGCAGCGTCCAAAAGCTGGGCATCAATCTCGGCGAAGCGCAGACCGGCAACAAGGCGGCGGCAAGGTCGTTCGCCGATCTCGGCTTGTCTGTAGACGAACTGACGCGGCTGAGTCCCGAGGCTGCCTTCGAGGCGGTGTCCGCAGCGATCGCGAAACTGCCAAATCCCGCACAGCAGGCGGCGGCTGCGGTCAGTGTTTTCGGCAAGGCCGGTGCCGAGCTTGTGCCGGTGTTTGCCGAAGGAGCCGGGTTTCTTGAGAACATGCGAGCCGAGGCTGTGCGTCTCGGTCTCGTGCTCGGCGAGCCGCAGGTGAGGAGCCTCGCTGCACTCGATGACTCCCTTGAAATCGTGTCGGCTACATTCCGAGCCTTTACTGCTCGCGTGGCAGCGGAGCTTGCCCCCGCACTGGTTGACGCAGCGGAGAACGCCGCCACGTTCATCGCGTCGCTGGACGTACGGCAGATCGCCACATCGATCACGTCTCTCATCGGCGGTGCGTCGCAGGTGATCTCCGCGTTCGGCGAGGCGTTCCTGTCGGTCTATCAAGCGAGCGCTCCGCTAGCGGCGACCGTGTTCCCGGCGATTGCCAACTCACTTTCATTCATCGCCAAGAACCTTCGAGGCGCTGCCGTCGGTGCGCTGGCTGCCGCCGGTGCGCTGGCCGGGTATTCATTGGCGGGACTGTCTGCTGCCGCTGCCACGGCGGCGCTCTCGGCAGCGATCACGACTCTCCTGTCCCGCACCGGAATAGGGCTCATCGTCGTGCTGGCTGGTGCGGCTGCCGGGGCTCTCTTGAATTGGGCCTCGTCTGCCAGCGATGCAGGCGCGGACTCGCAGGGCGCGATCGCCAACGCAAGCGCTGCAATCGCTGCCGCAGAACAGGCGACTCGCGACGCAACGCAAGCCGTTCGTGAGTTCGGTGACGAGGCGACACAGGCGTTCAAGTTGCCAGCTGAGATCACCGAGCGAACGCTCGTCCAAGACGGCATCAACGAGGCGAGCACCGCATTCCGCAACCTCGCGAAAGAGGCTGGCGGTCTGGCGAATGTTCCTGTGGCGGTCGGCGAAGCGTTCGAGACGCTCACGTTCTACATCGAAGGTGTAGAGAGGGGCATTGTCGATTCAGCGATTCAGCAGGAAGCGATCGCAGAGTCGGCCGCAGTCGTCCTCGTTGAGATCCAGAAGATCGTCGAAGCACGCAAGGCTGAAGAGGAGGCGACCAAGGCAGCGGCCCAAGCGGCGCAGCAGGCGTCCGATGCGGCACGCAAGAGAACGGAAGAGCTCGCGTCGGCTGGCGTCTCAGCGGCAGAGCAGTCTCGCGTCCAGTTGTCGAAGGATCTGCTCGCCATCACGCAATCGCTCGCTGACGCCGAGGCGGCTGTCTCTGCGGCGAAGCAGAGCGGTGATCGGGCTTCGCTCCAGGCGGCGCAGGAGCGGCTGCGACTGACTCAGGAGACCGCAGCGGCTGCGACGATTGAAGCCAAGCGGCAAGCCCGCGAGCGAGACCTCGCCGCCTTCGGCATCGACGAGGGACTCCTGAAGCCGGTAACGACGCTGCGAGACCAGTTCGTGAAGGTCCGCGAGGCTTTCGACCGAGGCCTCGTCAACGGCGGCGAGGCAAGGCAGGCGCTCAAAAACCTCGCTGCCGAGGGGGTTTCGATTCGCGCCGACATCGCCGCCGAACTGAGCCGACCTGCGCAGAGGGCGCTCAGCGTCAACGACCTGCGTACCGCAGAGGGGGCGTCGCAGTTTCTCGCTCTCGCGACAGGGCGCGAAGACCCGGCCATTGAGCAGGCACGCCAGCAGGTGCGGAAGCTCGACGAGATCAAGCAGGCGCTCATCGCTATCGGTGCGAATCCGGTCGAGATCATCGGCGGCTAACTCATGGCAATCCTCCAAACCACCGAGATCCTGCCTCGCACGTTCGAGCACCGATTCGGCTCGTCGCCGACGGCCCAGCGCAAGGTCGTCATCACGGTCGATGCACCCGAGTCGCAGCAGGCTGTACTCGATGCGGTGGGCATCTACCACGGGAGCGCACATCCCGAGTACGCGTACCTCGTCTGCACGAATGGCTCGTTCACCGAGACCGATCGGTATCACGTCGAGGCGACGTACAGCTACGAACTGCCGCAGGTTGGCACGACCGACTTCCAGGCGAACCCGCTGGCCCGTCCTGACGTGTGGTCGTTCTCGACAGGCGGTGCCCAGGTGCCCGCTCTCGTCTACTACCACGGCAACGGCAACGGCGATAAGCGTCCGCTCGTCAACGCGGCGAACGACTACTTCGAGGGGCTGACAACGCTCGAAGCGGAACTGCGGGCGACGATCGCATGGAACCGGGCGACGTTCCCGGCCGATCTCGCTGCGGGCGTGACCAACTGCGTGAACGCTGGCGGCTACCTGTGGGGCGGGCCGCACACGTGGCAGTGCTCCGGGATCTCGGCGTCACGGCAGTCCGAGGTCGTCAACGGCATCGAGATCAACTACTGGAGCGGAACCACCGAGCTCGTCTTCCGGCAGAGCGGATGGGATCTGCTGCTGCCGAACATAGGGCTCAACTACATCGACGGGTCAAAGAAAAAGCGAGCGACGGTAGAGCTGGAGGGAGAGCCCATCGCCGCGTCGAGCCCCGTCGCATTGACCGAGGCAGGCGGGCTCGCGGCAGAAGGCTCGCTGCCGATCATCCTCACTCGTCGCGTCTTTCGTGAGGTCGATTTTTCCGGCTACTTCGGCACCCCACCGTTCTGAGGCGAACATGGCAGACGTGAACTACACGATCAACGGGCAAGTCGCGAAGGGCGCGCTCTCGCAGTCGTTCGCCGCGAGCGGCGTCACTGCGGATATGACCACCACGGGCATGATCGCCCTGACGCTGAACCTCGGGACCGCCACGCAGGCGATCTCGACATCGTCGCTCTCCAGCGTCGGGCTCGCGTTCGCTCGGTCCCTGACGACGACCGGCACGCACACCGTCTCGTTTGGCAGGCTGGACGGCACGACGCTCTACGAAGCCGTGACGCTGCGTGCGGGCGAGGCTGCGGTGATGCGTCTCGCGGCAGGCGACTACGGCGCGAAGGCGGCTGTCTCGAACTCACGCCTCGTCATCTCGATCTACGAGGGCTGAGATGCCGCAGCGACCGGACGGACAACCGGCACGGCCGCAGCGAGTCACCTTCACGAAGGGCTCGGCCGAGCGGATCGCGGCGGTCGTGCGTGACTACGAAGCGGGCGACCGCGCCGAGGCACCGCTGCGGTTCGGCTCTGTCGCGGTTGACGGCGGCGGCTCGAAGGTCAAGCTCGCCATCTACACGGCCACATCCGCTTGGGTGCCGATCTCGCCGTTCTCGACCGTTGCGACGAACTCGTCAAACATAAAGACCATCCAGTTTGTCTACCCGACAGCGACGGCGGTCGTGTCGGGTGTGACCGTCGGCATACCGAACGGGCAGACGGCGACCTGTCTCAACCACATGGCGCTGCTGCCGAGCCTATCGACGAATGCGACGGCCGCGCTGTCGTTCATCACCGTCGCGAAAGAAGCCGGGCAGTGGCGGCTGATTGGGGCATCATACTGATGAGCGAGACGGCGGAAGAACGCGAAAGGGTCATTGATTACCTCACGACCTCGTACACCGTGTGGCGCACCGTTGCAACTTACCATGCAGGCACACTGCTCGATGTAAACATACTCAGGGCGGAAACGTACTCCAGCCAGTACCCGCTAGTATGCTCGACATTCTTTTACGGCGTGCGAGGCAACACGGCACCCCGGTTGTATATGTGGGGTGACGTAGGCAGCTTCGGGTCGTACTGGCGGCAGCCTATGTGGCCGCTCGGCTTCAGCACCGTCCTGTTAGTCTCGGCGGCAAGCAGCGCGGCGCGGTCTCAGGTGTTTCCAAACTCGGCTAGCCACCCTGGGCTATCTGCTCCAAACACAGAAGAGTTCCTTGATCGCGGAGCCGTACACAGGCCGCTTGCAGATGTTGTGTCGATCTCCGCGTTTGACAGCGCTGTGGTTATGGCGTGCGACGCTTCCGGCCATATTTACGTCCGAGGCGACGTAACGATTGACCCAAGCACCGACGACAATCCAAATCTTGGACTTAATCCAACCTACAACCAACTTGGCTTAGGGCCGAGGAGGAAGACATATGACGACTTCGGTTATTCTGGAACGCGATTGGCGAGCCCATGTAAGCAATACTCCTTGCAGAGAGTGATGGGAGATTCACCGTCGTTCGGCGCAGTAAAGTTCGTCAAGGTCGCGGCAACGTATTCCGCGTGCGCTGCG